TTCTGCTAATATTGCTCAATTAGAAGCATCTGATCCTAAATTTAAAGGATTGAGTCTTTTACCAACTTCAGTCCAAGACAAAGTATTAGAAGAAAAATATAAGCAAGATTATGCTTTGCAAACTCCAAAGGCTCCAACAGAAGCAGAATTAAAATCTGAATACGTTGGCTTGATGTCTCGTAATGACTTATCAGAACCTGAAGTTATGAGGCGTGATGCTTTGGGTCGTTTGTTTGAGAAAAAAGGCACATCGGTTGATGTTAAAGTTGACGCTAGAAATCTGAATGAAAAAGCATTCTCAGGTGTTACTGAAAAATTAATTAATCAAATTCAAGAAGGCGACTTAAGAAAAAATGCTGAAACATCAAAAATTCAATTAGGCAAATACAATAAATTAGCTGATATTGTGGCAAGTGGTGAATTTATTGGTGGTGGCATAGGAACAGATACTAAAATGTTTTTTTCAAGATTGGCTGATCAGTTTGGTGCTGGTGGTGAAACACTTGATGAGAGACTTGGTAACACAAGGGAAATTATCCAAACATTTGCTAAAGCACAGTTAGATGCCGGTGCATTGTTAAAAGGTATGCCTTCTGATAAAGAACAAGACTTACTACAAAGAGCGGCTGATGGTAAGTTTGACGAAATGTCACCAGCTGAAATATCTTCGGCAATTGAGACTGCAAGATATATGAACAGACAACGAATCGTTCAATACAATGAAAGAGTAGACCAGGCTATTTCTATTGCTGAGAAAAAATTAAAAAGAGACCCTAATGATTTAAATGCACAAGATTTATTGGATTACTTAAAAAATGAAAAAATTAGTCTTCCTATACAAATTGGCAAAGCTAAAATAATTAAAGGATAATCTATGGCTGGAATAGAAGAAAAAATGGACACCTATCAGGTGCCTATTGATTTACCTGACGGATCAAAAATAAAAATAGAGATGGAGGCAACAGGTGAACCAACTCAAGATGATGTTTATAGGTTTCTTCAGACTGAATACGAGAAAGACCCAACATCAGAACTTGGTAAATTACATGAAATAAGTTTAGGCGAGCGTTTTAAATACCAAGAAACACCTGACGATGCAGCACAATTTAAATTATCAAATGAAGATGGCACCAAAAGAACAGAATATGACGTTAATGATGAACGATTAAGAAACGTCTTAAATACGGTTACATTTGAATATGGTGACGAATTAGAAGCATTTGCAAGGTCAAAATTTGGTGACGCTGATTACGATAAAACTGTAGAGCAATTAAGAAAACAACAGGGTCAATATAGAATTGATAAGCCAGCAGAGGCTATATTAACATCTATTGCTACAGGTCTTGTTACCGGAACAGCTGCAGTTAAATTATTGCAAAAATCACCTATGGCATATAATTTTATTTTAGGTAATCCAAATGCCCCATTAGCAAAACGTATCTTGCAGCAATCAAGAACAGGTGCAATTGCTGGTGGTATTACAGGATCAGGAGCAGCAGAAGATACTGAAGCGATACCCGGAACAGCTGCTTATTATGCTGGAATGGGATCTGTTATACCGTCTGTGTTAATTGGTGGTGGAGCAGCAACCGGCAAAATTAAACAAATGATTAGTAACGTATTAAGAAATTCAGGAATTAAAGAAGGCGACCCTAAAAAAGAAGCGTTTGAGTATATTGCTAGCACATTAGCAAACCAAGGAAAAACAGCACAGCAAATTGAAGAAGAAATTGCTCGTGCTAAAAAGTTAGGTGTTGATGACTACCAAATTGGTGAGATGACATCAGGCACAAGACAGTTATCTAAACAAGCATTCACAGTGCCATCTGAATCAAATGACATTATTGAAGATGTATTAGGTCAAAGAAAAGATGACATGACTAATATTATTGAAAATAGCATTATTAAAAAATTAAAAATTAATAAAGCTGATTTTGACGATCAATATGTTTTTGACCTATCACAAAGGCAAGCAAATAAAGCTAGGCAAGTTTACCCGGAAGCTGAATCTAAAACAATTAATAGATCTGCGTTTCAAACAGATATTGGTGGTGGTAAAAAAATAAATATGCTTGACACTGATTTAGCAAAACAAGCGTATAACAGGTATCGTTCTGAAGCTATGCAAAGATTAAGACCTGAGCAAATACCAACTTATGAAGAATTAATGAAGATGGATGAGATTCCAACTGAATTTTTAGTTAAAATAAAACGTGGTATTAGAAGTTTAGTTGACGACCAGGTTGACACAACAACAGGCAAATATAAAAGTCAGTATGGAAAACAGCTAAATAACGATTTAAAAGACTTTGATGAGGTTATTAGAAAAAATAATCCTCAATATGCAAAAGCAAATGATGAGTTTGCTGATTCGCAAAAATTAAAAGAAATTTATGAACAAGGTTTTGATTATCAGAAATTAAGATCAGGTGAGTTTGAAAGGTATGTTAAATCTTTAGATGATGACCAGCTTGAAGCATTTAAAATTGGTTTAGCAAATAAAATTAAAGATCTAGCAGAAACTGCCGGGACTCAAGATTTTGCTAATAAAGTTTTTAAAAACGAAAGACTTAAAAAAGCATTAAAAAATATATTTAAAGATGATAAAGAATATGCTGAATTTAATGAGTTAATTGAATTAGCTGGTAAGCGTAAAAAAACAGCCCAGCAGTTATTAGGTGGATCACAGACTCAGCCGTTAACAAAGCAATCTGAAATATTTGAACAAATTACTGAAAAAGGTGGAATAAATACTGTTTTAAATTTTCTAAAACAAAATTTTGGTATGCCGCCAGCAGTAGCTGAAAATATTAAAAAGCAATTGATTAATGCAAGCCCGGCAGAGCAAAAAGCAATTATTAAATCAATTATTGAAAATCAGAAAAAAGCCGCTCGGAATGAGCAGATTAAAAAATTCGCTAAAGGTGGTGCAATATCACAAGCAAAAAATGCCCCTCAAATAACAGAAGGCTTGTTGTTTGGACAGGGGGACAGAGAAACAGAAGATCCATTTGCTGGAATATTATAAGGAAGTAGTATGATTGAGCACGACGAACTAGAGAATATAACCGTTCAAAATAAACACAATTTGTCAAAGCACGAGGCAATATGCAAAGAACGTTATGATCATATATGTATGAGATTAACTAGACTTGAGCGTATATTAATAGCTATGTCAGGTGGAATTATATTTGTCTTAGTTCAGATTGCTTTAAAATTGCCATCATGAGACTTCAAATAGGATTATTGATTCTTTGTGTTTCAGTAATTTTTGTAATTCATAATTCATACTCGGAAACAGTTATTCGTTATAAAGACATGCCTGTTCCGTCTGCTCATGCACCAAGTATTAGTTCATTTAATAACAAAATGTGTCGCACCGGGATATCAGGAGGTTATAACGGTGGAATATTTAGTGCAGCCGTAGGAACCACTATTGTTGACGAGACGTGTGAAAAAGTTACCTTGGCACAAGCCCTGGACGGACTTGGGCTAAAAGTTGCTGCTGTATCAGTTTTATGTGAAGACCCACGAGTTTGGCGTTCAATGCTTAATAGTGGAAGTGTTTGTCCTCTGAATGGAGCCGTAGGTGATGCAGCTTTGCATGCCTGGTATGATCTGCACCCGGAAAGGTTTGAGGAAATTTATGGCAAGGATTGGCGTCCTCCTACTCTTACTTACCCAATGGAGTAATTTATATGCATGGAGTTGTTATTATGATCAAACAGAAGATGGCTGGTATCTTGAAGGCAGTATGGTCTGTGACGGTATCAGTGTTCAAGAAAGTATTGAGAACCATTTTTGCGTATGGCATTCACCTAATGACCCGTATTGTGATCAGTTTAAAGAAGTTGTGTGTGTGGATACTATCGAATATAAAACAGAAACTTGTGCCCCGAATTATACGGGAGCAATTAATTATGTCAGATACTTTACTTGCAAAACAGACTCTTTTTCAGAATGGTCTGTTAGCAGTGATAATTGTGTTCAGTTGCCTCCTTCGTGTGTTGAAGAATTTGAGCAAAGGACTTTGGAATGTCGTGAAGGCTATAACGGCAGCATTACAGAACAAAGAATAAAACAATGCCCGGATCCTTACGGAAACCCTGTTTATACAGAGTGGCACGAAAGCGGCAATACTTGCACACCAAGCGTAAGCGACCCAATCAGTCCAATATCGCAAACAAACCCAATTACAAACCCTGTGTCTCCCACGGTAACAGAACCTGTAATTGCCCCGGAAATAGATGCAACGGTGACGAATAGCCCGGTAGCAACCACCCCGGAAGCAAAAGAAATACAAAAAGAAATTTCAGAAGATTCTAAAGAAGAATCTAATAAGTCTGTTGATAATTCCGATAATAAAGAAGAAAACAAAGATGAACGGAAGAATGAAAAGACAGTAAAAGATAAAGATAAGTTGGAAAATAATACTCATGAGATCCTCCCTGGTTTTGGATTAACATTATCTTTAGATATTTTACATCAACCATTAACATTTTACGAACCACCATTACAAGACTTATTTGAATTTAAACAGGAGCTACCTCAAAGTGAAGATACCAGACAATTTCAATTTGACCTTTTCAGGTCAGACGATATCGAAAATTATTATGATTCTATTTCCAATCATACTTGGGAGCGGCTACGCAGCGGTAGTATTTATTGAAAAAATGAATAAAACAATTGAATCTACCAGCAAATTTAAAGTTATTGAAGATCAGATATATGAGTTAGAGTTAGTAATTAAATCAATAAAAGAACGTCAAATGGAAAGCTTGGAATCAAACATAAGGCTCCAGGAAAAAGCAAGCGAGGCTATAGCGTTGAGTCGTGAATCAAATGCCTTAGCAAAAAGCACACAAAGAGAATTGCAAGCTACTACAAATGCTGTAAGATCAGAAGTAGAGACAATGATAAAGGCAACCAATGAGAAGCTTGAGGTAATAAAACGGGCAACAACAAACCCTTTAGACAGACGATGAAGATAGATATAAAAACTTGTGAGGCTGTTTATGATATGTTGATTAATACACATATTTTAAGAGACTCCGGGTTGCCTCCAGGAAAAGAGATGGAGTTTGAGTTATTAGATACTGAAGAAAATTGTCTTGCTAGTTATACTCCGGATCCACACACTATTGGGATCTGCCCACAAAGACATAGGTTTCTATCAAGTCTTATAAAATCAATGATTCACGAAATAATACATATGATGAATCATGTTTATGGAAAATCATACATTAGACATGACAAGCATTTTAAAGATATGCGTAAATTAATATCTAACGAATTTGGATTTGACGAGAACGAAATTTAAAGGAGCAGTATGTTAAGTATTTTATCCGGAATTTTAGGGTTTGCTACAAGTGGATTACCAAGTGTTTTAGATTTTTTTAAACAGAAAGGTGATCAAAAGCACGAAAGACAAATGGCTCAGCTAGATATGGAACGAACGTTAGCTTTAGCTGAAAAAGGATATGCAAGCCAGGAACGCATAGAAGAATTTAGAACAGACCAGGTTGAAATGGAAACGTATGCAGAAGAAAGAAAAGCACTTTATGAGCATGATGCGAAAATGTCGGAAAATGCGTCTGCTTGGGTTATTAACCTCCGTGCTAGTGTTCGCCCCGTTATCACCTATATTTTTGTTTTTCTCTTATTATTTACTGACATAGCCGGAATGATATGGGCTATTAACACCGGTGTTGATTTTGTAACAGCCATGGAATTAGTGTTCTCAGATGAAGAAATGGCAATAGTTGCTTCTATCATTGGCTTTTGGTTTGGATCAAGACACTGGGATAAAAGAAAGTGAAAACTGGTGAAGAGGGAATTAAACTTATTAAGCATTTTGAAGGCTGTCGTTTTAACCCTTATTTGTGTAGTGCTATGGTGTGGACTGTGGGTTACGGTCATGTTCTCTATCCAGCACAAAATAGACTCAAACTTTCAGAAAGAAAGACATTCCCATTACATAAATCAGATGACAGAAAATGGAGCCAAGAAGAAGTAGATGATTTACTTAGAAAAGATTTATTACGTTTTGAAAATGGACTATGCCGTTTGTTACCTACTGTGCCACTTAAACAGAATCAGTTTGATGCTCTTGTTAGCTTTAGCTTTAATCTTGGTTTGGGGACACTTCAAAGATCAACAGTCAGGTCAGCGTTACTTAGGGGTGATGAGGAAACGGCTATAGATGTTCTTTTGAAGTATTGCCGGGCTGGAGGCAAAATATTAAAAGGATTACAAAGAAGGCGAGCAGCAGAAGCTGATCTTTTCTTTAAACATAAAAAATGAAACTTTTACATCTCGACATAGAAACCAAAGCCACTATTGTGAGCAGCTGGTCTCTGTGGAATGTGAATATAAGCATTAATCAAATTATTAAACATGGAACTGTAATATGCTGGGCTGCAAAATGGCATGGCGAGGACGGTGTTATATTTGATTCAGAATGGAAATCTTCACATCAAAAAATGATTAAGCATATGTGGAAGTTATTAGATGAAGCTGACTGCGTGTGTCACTTTAACGGAGTTGCCTTTGATATGAAGGAACTCAATAGACAGTTCATATTACAAAACCTACCACCACCTAGCCCGTATAAGCAGATTGATCTGCACCGGGTTGTCAAAAAGAATTTCAGGTTTATATCTAATAAACTTGATAACGTCAGCCAGGAACTTGGCATTGGATCTAAGTTAAAACATTCCGGAATGCACCTATGGAATGATGTAGAAAAAAAAGATAAAGAAGCACAAAGTTTAATGCAGCAATATAACGAACAAGATACATTGCTTCTTGAAAAACTTTATAATAGATTGCTTCCATGGTTGGGTGGGTTCATCAATCACAACACGTATGCCTCCTCGATGGTCTGCCCTACCTGTGGAAGTTCACATCTTAATAAACGTGGATACCAAAAAACACACACACAAACCTATCAAAGATGGAGGTGCATGACATGCCATGCCTGGTGCCGAAGCGTCAAGTCAGAAAAAGAACAGAAAAAATTAAACTCAGTTATCAGCATAAGGTAAGGATTATGAACGATATTCAAAAAATTTCTGAAGAATTGATAGGAAAAGAAATTACTGCCGTTGATGTTGTATATGGTGAGGATATATTAATATTACATCTCCAGGACGGGAGTGTCCTGGAAATTATAATTGATGCTATATATCTAGATAGTCCGGATTATGACGATTAGATACAAATAGTCACGTTGTTCTCATCGGTCGTGCACATAATAATACGACCGTCCGGAGTGATTAATGTGCTAGTTGCTGCTAAAGCTTCTGTTGTTAATACAAAAATTGAAAAACAAATTGCTAAAGTTAATTTATCTATCGTTGTCATTTTTTGCCTCCTTTTTGCAATATCCATGACCGTTTAATTGAAAACCACAATGCCACTTGTGATCTGAGTAATACTTTGCTTCACTTCCACACTTAAAGCAAGTCTGCCCTGTTGTTTTAAATGGATTATTATTAGTCTTCATCGTGCAAAGAATCATCAACCCACTCACCAGGCATAATCATTTGATTATGTTCTTTTTTTAATTCATTCTCTAAGTCATCAATACCAATTTGTGCAAAGGTTATGATTTTTTTAAGCGTATCAATTTTGCCTTGTATTGATGGGTCTTTTCTTCCGTAACGAACCCAATACTTACCGATGTTGCCGTGATTGAATGCTTCTGTGCCGCTGAGATGATCTAAAACTTTTGATAGAATTTGCTGCAATTCAATCCCTTTCTCTTTATCAATCACATAATAACTTGGATATTTAGTGTTTTCTGTCATATTTAACCCCTTTCTAATAAAACATTACCATCATTTAATTAAAATCACTAGTCCCTTTATTTATAAGCCCTGTAATATATAACTGTCATATATGACAATAAATCTCGAAAGGAAAAAATTATGTGGACTAAACCAATAGCAACAGAAATGCGTTATGGCTTTGAAATTACAATGTACGTAATGAATAAGTAACATATAATGAAAAGGGGTCTTAAGACCCCTCTTCTACTTCCAATTGGTAATGAAATAAACCATTTTTTATATGCTGCTTATTAACAATATATCCTCCAAACTTTCTTTTACGAAGGTTTCTTAATTGAGCAGACACACTTGATTCCGGTGATTCAGTAAATTTTGCAATATCAGATAAACTCCTCCATTTACCGTCCTTCATCAAATTAAATATTTTACCAATTTGATTATTGAGTCTTTCATAATCACGTTTGTGTTCATAATCACTTCCGTCAAATATTCTCATGATTTACTCCTAAGATGCTAATTGTCGAAAATATACACGGTCTTTTACGGATCGTTTGTAATTGTATATCTCTTCAATTAAAGTTAAATATTGTCTATGATTAGTGCAATCAACCAAGCTGCGTGACTGATAGGAAAGCTTTTTAAGAAATTCGGCATGGTTGTATTCCTTATGCTTAAAAAGTTCCAGCATAGCCCTTACAAAGGCTCTACGACGGTATCCATCGTAGTATTGACCGGTCATAATAATCTTTTCAGCATTTTTTTCGGCATTTCGTAAGTCTTTAATCTTAAAAGTGCCTTCTTTAAAATGACTACCTTTATCACCGTTGGTAAATAAGCAGTCAGATAATAAGGCTTTAGTCTCATCATGTCCAAATTTATACTGCATTTTGAAATCCCGGTAGGTTAAATAGTCCGGGTATCCTAGTTCACAGTAACCATCAAGATAGTCGTCTGCTTGCCAGTTTTTTAGGTTGGTATTAAGTCTATGTATATCAGGTAACTCGAGTCCTTTTACTCGGATAAAATAAACGGGCTTATTAAGTTCTTGAGCAGCTGTGAATCTATGCTGCCCATCAATAATTTCGTTTCTATGATTAACAATAATAGGAACAGGGATCTGCTTTTCTTCCATTGACTGCTTTAGTCTTTTTAGATGCAATTGATTTACCTGTCTATTGCCTGTAATGCTTTTAAACATTGCATAATCAGTGGTTTTAAAAACTTGATTTTGTGCGTCCATAATTACTCCTTAGTTAAAATGGGTTGTCGTCCGGTAACGAGTCAATCGTTTCCGGTTGTTGATTAGTGTAGCCCGTCTCTTCCTTAGTAAACTTCCTAGGAATTTGAACGTTGCCGCCTTGGTATTTAAGACCTGACTTAGCCTCGTTTATCCACATTGATACTTCAAGATCCATGGTTTTATACTTAGCCATGTCCTGGAGTATCTCAGGGGTTAAAGTAATCACTCCTGTGTAATCAGGTTGTTTACCTTGTTTATCTGTGTTTTTAAATATTGCAATCTTGTTAGGATCTGCCATATCATGCTCCTTGTAGTTGATTAATCATGCCCTGGACTTCATCCAGGAACTCTTTTATTTTGGCTTCAATCTCAGCAATATATTTGTCGTCTCTATATTCTTTGACAATCATAAGCTGTAATTTTGGCTCAAAATTCGGGTTATAAGATACGAAGTGACAATAATCACGACCGGTTGCAGCTAATTGAAACTGAACCTGAGGTTTATATTTAACAGGAAACTTCTTATCTAATAAATACTGTGTGTGAGTGGTCTCAATAGGGCACTTCACTTCTAAAATAGAATCATCATCAATAAGACCGTCCGGGCTTGCACCAGCCATTTGAATTGTGGGGTGGTCAATAAAGCCTACGTCCAGGATGTCTTTTTCAATAACGTGGGAATATATATCTTTTGCTATTGGCTCCCTGTCTATACCGTCTTGCATTGCCTGGTTGATAAAGTTGTTAGCTTTTTGACCGGTCAATCGTTCGGTAGCTAATTGTAATTTATATTTAGCCCTGATCGTTGATTCCATACCTTTCCTGGTTGCCAGGACATCTGCAACCCGGCTGGCAGTAACTTTACCAAGCCGGGCAGCAAACCATTCGTCTGTTCTCTGTTCCATTAGAATGGATCCTCTGAGATTGAAGGCTCTTTGCCTTGCTGTTTAATAGCGTTAGCAACTTCCTGGGCTGATGCCAGGGAATCTAAAACTCCAATATTAAAGATTGAAAGGGCTCTGCCCACGCAGCTGGTCTCACAATTTTCTATATAAGAAGTCTTATTCACGAATCCGGCACCTTCTTTTTCATAAGCGTGCCCGGTTGATACCAATTCGTTATCAACATATACGCTAGCTTTCATAACAATTAAGCCACCGTCATGTGAAATAATCTCGGTGTGAATTTTACCTGTTGGATAGGTTTCACGAAATATCCTAACTTTTTCGTGCACCTGGACATATTGGTTTGAAGAATTACCGTGCGAAATAGTAATGCTTTTAACTTTGTTTTGTTTTTCAGCCATCTGTTGTTGCTCCTCTAATTGTAATTGGTGTAATGCTGCGTCATTGTCTCTGCGAATATCAGACAAATGAACGTAGTCTGAATTTTTATAATCTATATTATCCATAATGAAACTCCAGCTAAAATGATGGCGACCAGGACAGCTTTGTCTGATCTATACCATGGGGTGGGTTTGTAAAATATAGGTTTCTCTTTGAGAAAAGAATTGATGTTGATGTGTTTATTATTTATTTTCATAACTGCCTCCTGTTATTAACTATATTATAAATATGTGTCCGGGTAAAGTTCGTTTATTGCCTGGCTTTCCAGGAATTCAAACTGTCCGGGTAGAAGTTCAGAAGTTAAATTTTTACCGTAAATATCTGTCACCTGGATAATATCAACTTCGTGGCAATCAGGGCTGCCGGAAACAGCATACCCTTTTGGATCTTTTGTAACGTGTGCCATCACTAATACTTCACGTGGATTGTCACCAATATAAACGCTTGATTCAAATGTAATCATTTTGTAGCCTCCTTGGATTTTTTTAAATTCAGAAAATGTATTCTGAGCGTGCTCCCAGGCAACTTTTTTAGATGCTGCGAACTCGTCCCAGGTTTTTACTTCACCATCAACGACCCCTTCAAATGTGTAAAGAAGTCGTGCCGGGTCAAAATAAATAAGTGTAATCATGAAACTCTTTCTTTTTTCCACTTTGTCTTGATCCATTCAAGATGTGGTTTACTAACGTCTTCAGGTAGTAATTCTTTTATAAGATCACCAACAGCACCGTTTTTTAATTCATAAAGAATAATGCTAACTAATTCTTCATTAGGATCAAACTCAGCGTCTGCCATGACAAGATTGTTATTTGAATCTGTTGTTTTATACCAATAATTCCATTTGCTCATTTTTTTCCTCCTAAAAAAAGGGACTTGCTTATGATGCAAGCCCTTGGATTTTGTCGGTAACTTCAACCCAGCCGTAATTTGCGACCCCGTAAAATTTACCGTCTGCCTCAATGATGTCGCCTGTGCTTATGCTATACATCGGGGCTTGGATATTAAAATATTTTTCTCTTTCGTGGGAATTGCCTGACCCGAAAATTATTTCTAATGCTTGATCGATACCCATTTGGCTCCAATCTAAATATGTATTAGCGACCAGGGTGTAATCAGATGCTTTCATAATTTTCCAATCGTCTGCGTTCATGGTGTCGCCTGAGATTGTTAGGTCTAATTTACGTCTGTGGTGTGCAACGCTGCCGTGACCGTAAAGGTTAATGATGTAATCATCTACGTCTGTTGTTGCTGCCTGGTAAATTTTAAATTCTGTGTTTCTCATTTTGCTGCCTCCAAATAATTAATGTTTACGTGTGTTACTATATACGTATTGACCTGGTAAGGTCGCTTTAGATCCATTATTATACTTATCGAAGTGGAGGTTATGATAGGTAAAAACTATCAAAAAATTTATGTCAGAACACGAAGAACAATCCCTTTTTGTGCATTGGTTTCGGCTCAAATATCCAAAATTTAAAGAAGCTTTATTTGCTATTCCTAACGGTGGGCATCGACATATCCGGGTTGCCATGACCCTGAAAAAAGAAGGGGTTGTGCCCGGAGTCTCTGATATGTTTTTAATGGTTCCACGTGAAACATATCATGGTGCTTTTATTGAAATGAAAACAAAAACAGGTCGATTATCCGATAAACAAAAGAAATTTTTATCTTATGCTGAATCTATGGGTTATAAAACCATTGTGGGTTTTGGATATTCTGATGTTATAAAAAAGGTTGAAGATTATTTAAACTTAGAATAAAGTGATGTCAATGATATTTTTGAACGGAGGCGACATGCACTATTACACACATAATATTGGTGATTACCGAAGAGATACGGCTCACCTTTCTTTATTAGAACACGGGGTCTATCGGCAGCTGATGGATCAATATTACCTGAATGAAAAACCAATCCCGGACGACCTGGACAAATTAAAAAGACTAATGGGTGTTAGGTCAAATGACGAGGTCACAGCCCTGGAGCATGTCCTGGATGACTTTTTTATAAAAACAAATGCCGGGTATATTCATAAGAGATGTGACGAGACTATTGCTGAATTCAGGGCTAAGAGCGACAAGGCTTCCCAGGCAGCAAAGACCAGGTATGCGAACGCAGAGCGAACGCATAGCGAACGCAGTGCTAACCATAAACCAATAACCATTAACCAAGAACCAACAGAAGAACACTGTCCTTTTTTTGAAGAGTTTTGGAAAGCGTATCCAAGGAAAACAAAGCGTAAAGATACATTAAAACTTTGGTTAAAAAATAAAATGGGAGCAAATGAACTTCAAACAATAAAACAAGCTTTGAATTGGCAAACAGAAACACGTCAATGGAAGCAAGGAATTATTCCACATCCTACGACTTATATTAACCAGGAGCGTTGGAATGATGAACCTGAAAATTTAGGGTTTTAATTTTAACAAAAAAGAGTATTATTATTTTTTAAGGAGGCTGAAAATGAATGATAGCGATAAACAAGGTTTTAAAAATATGTTGGATACGGTCATGGCTTTATATGGAAAGCCTAGCCCGGACAAAGATCAAATAAAAGTTTGGTGGTTTAAATTAAATAAATATGAATTTAATATTGTTACCAAAGCATTTAATAATTATGTGGACAAATATAAAATTATGCCCACGCCAGCTGGAATTATAGATCTATGCAAAATAAATCCTGTAAGAGATTATGTCCATCAACTCGCTCATAAGTCTGATCCTGAAGTATATGAAAGGAACCGAGCAAAGTTCCACCAAATTGTCTCAGAATTTAAAAACAAAAAAAGACCACACCCAAAAGCTTGGGCTCAAAAAATTATTGACAATCCGGGAAATTGTCCGGAAATTGCCATCAGATTTGCAAAGGAGGCACTCCATGTCGAATAGATCTTTTCAGAATTGGTTAAATAATATTGATGATGAGTATGTAAAAGTTGATATTCATGGAGGCACCACTTATTTATTTGGTGCTTACGTTCAATTGCTTTTAGGGTTTCCTCATAAACCTGATAACAAATATTATTTTGGTGAAGAAGAAATTGATGTTTTAACTTTTGCATCAATTAAAAAAACATATAAAGTTCCTTACACAAGATTTATAAGTGATGAAGGCAAAACAACTTATAGAATATTGGAGGTTGAAAATGTCTAAAGGATCAGTGTCAAGACCATTCACAGACCGTAAAAAGTTTGAGGAAGAATTCGACCGAATATTTAAAAAAGGTAAAAATGAAACCGTGGAGTCTATCAAAAGAAAACCTACCGAATCTAGTAAAAAAACTAAGTGAATTAGATTTTAGTAAGATATGGAAGGTCGTTGTATATGAGGAAAGTGTTAACAGAAGCACTGAACAAAACTCAAGGCTATGGGGTTATTTATATCCAAGCATAGGAAATTATTTAGGCTATTCTGCAAATGAGATCCATGAATTGTGCAAATATAAATTTTTACGGGAAGATCGAGTTATTAGTGGTGAGGTTATTGTTAGTATTAAAAGCACTACCAGGTTAAAGGTTGATGAGTTTACTGAATATATGAGAAACGTTGAAGTGTGGGCAGCAGAACTTGGGTGGTCAGATGACTCTTAAAGAATTTTATTTAAAGGTTCTTAGAGAGTTTGCCAACGGCTCTCCCCTGGAATATAAATATAAAACCAGCACTCGCCAGGGACAAACTAAAGGGTTTCCAAATTATGATGAGGAAAAATATTGGACTCCATCTCAGTATTTAAAAATTATGAAAGACCTACAGGAATACCAGGACATATATTTAAATGGCAAAAACAAAAAAAGAAAGTAATCATTATAAAAAATTAAGTGCAATGGGCTGCATTGTATGTTTAAATGAAGGTTATGGATGGACTGAACCAATGATCCATCATGTGAGATGTCATGCCGGGATGGGAATGAAATCTCATTGGAGCCAGGCAATACCCTTGTGTCCTAATCACCATCAACATGGTGGGCACGGAGTAGCTTTACATGCTGGGCAGTTAGCTTTCGAGGAAAAGTTCGGAACCGAGGAAGAATTACTGGAACAGGTAACACAAAAATTGGGTGATATTTGAATTCGTATTAGTGGTGTATATAACAATGGACGAGCCTAAATATATAGGTCATATGAAATCTTGTGCCCATGCAAACGAATATATAAAAAAGTATTACCCGGACGCACCATATACAATATGCTTACATGAGGAATATATTAATTTGCCTCCACATATATTAAAAAGAGAAGTGAATGAAGATTGAAATTAAAAAAGTAAATGATTTAATACCATATGCAAACAATGCCCGGACTCATGATGAAGTCCAAATAAATCAAATTGCTTCTAGCATTAAAGAATTTGGTTTTAATAACCCTGTATTGATTGACAAAGACAACGGTATTATTGCCGGGCACGGTCGTGTTGAGGCGGCAAAAAAACTTAATATATCTGAAATTCCTATCATTCGTTTAGAGCATTTAACTGAAAATCAAAAGAAAGCTTTTATATTAGCTGACAATAGAATTGCAATTAATAGCGGATGGGATCCTGAATTACTTTCACTTGAATTAAAAGAATTAGAAACAGATTTTAATTTAATTGACCTGGGCTTTGATGCTTCTGAATTATTATCTTTATTAGAACCTGAAATTATTGATGGCAATATTGATGAGGATGAGATCCCGGAGCCTTCAGCTGAGACAACAGCAAAATTAGGTTGTATATACCAATTAGGTAATCATAGATTAATGTGTGGTGATTCAACCAGCACAGCTGATGTTGAAAAATTAATGGATGGTAAAAAAGCACAAATGGTTTTCACTGATCCACCATGGAATGTTGATTACGGTTCAAACCTGGCAGCCGGCAAATATAAAGACCGTTCAATTATGAATGATTCAATGTCGACTGAAGATTTTAAAGATTTTATGTTTAATGTATTTGATCAGATGAAGAACGCCAGCGAGCCAGGATGTATAACTTATGTTGTAATGTCTGCACAGGAGTGGGGTAACATGATGCTGACCTTGGCTATGAACAGTTATCACTGGTCAAGCACAATCATTTGGAATAAAGATAGTTTAGTTATATCTCGTAAAGATTATCACACAAAGTATGAACCAATTTGGTATGGATGGCTCGAAGGTAGTGCAAGGTTAAAAGAATTAGAAGATCGCAAGCAGTCTGACGTTTGGGATATTCCAAGACCTAAAAAATCCGAGCTTCATCCGACTACAAAGCCCATCGAGTTAGTGGAACGAGCCATAAAGAATAGTTCTAGTGCCTCCAATATCATTCTAGATCTATTTGGTGGCTCAGGTTCCACATTAATTGCTGCAGAAAAAACGGGACGTCACGCACGTTTAATGGAGTTAGATCCTAAATATGTAGACGTTATTGTTAAACGCTGGGAAGAATTTACCGGAAAGGAAGCAGTCCTCATTGAACAAGATGCCATCAACCTTTGATTATTTTTACACAACTGAAGACGGTGAGAAATTACGTCGGGAAGATGTTGTTAAATTAATTAAAGCATATTTAAGAGAAAACAAAACTTCTTTTCTTCCTGACATTATTGAGCATTGTAAATTACCAAGAGAGTCAGTATATGGTGTATTAAATTATATGGTTCTTACTAATGCAATCAATAGAACTAGCGAAGGTCGAAAAAGAAAATACACATTATCTGAAGACTGTCTTTTAGCTGATATGTTTTATCCAAGAGAAAAGATAGAAAAATCATTCAAAATTAAAAGCCGAAAAATTTATAGATTAGAAAACAGTAAAAATGTTTCATATAATTCCGGGGCATATATTACACATTACTCCGGGTCTCAATATGACACTGTTTATGATTGATGGAAATTCAACGCTTACAAGTGCTACTGGATGATTGGGCTAAATGGATGCACCACTGGGATCCAGGGCTAGGCTACCCTAAAAAGTCTATTGGTATGTCTACCGGTGGATCATCAAGCGAAGATACCTTTGATCATATCGTTGAAGAGTCAGAGAAGGATGCTATAAGAGCAGTAGACGCTTTAATACATTCATTACATAACGAAGAACGCAAAGCAATCTACCATCGATACTTAAAAACAGAGAAACCTTTTTATTACGAACTGAAATTACAAACAGCATTTGAAAAACTCCTTATTTTGTGTGAACAACGTATTTATTAGCAAAACCCCATTGTGTTTTAATATTAAAAATGTTATAATTGAAGGGTAGGGACAATAACGTCCAAATTTTATAAGACCGATAAGGTCTTTTTTTTTACCCGGGAAAAATAATGGGACTTAAATTAGAAGATTTTATTAGAGGTATGGATCTTGCTGGATCTTATGTTGATGACTTAGGTAATCAAATAAATCTAGAAGGTCGTGATTATACGTCAACCCAAGAACTACAAAACTTAATGCGTATGAACTCCTCACCAAAACAAATATTTCAGGAAAATGATGTTCCACTTGATGATCCGTTTCAGGCATATGGTGGAAGAATATCTAGCGGCTTTCCAATGGGTGATAATGAAAGACTAACCCTCGGACTGTCCGGGTCGGGATTCAATAGCCCTGAATTCAATCAACCATTAAGACCTACCGGAATAGATGCAACGTATCAAAGTGGTGACTATGGTGGTGGTGTTTCTTATGAGCAATTGAACCCACAACAAAAAACATTATTATTTAATCTATTTAAAGAATTCTAATTTTATGTAATAATAAACTGTATTAACAACGTAATGACCCTTTTGGAGTTACAAATGATTAAAATTTACGCAACCTTCGGAGTTATAAAGGGGGTGCTATGCAAGGTTTAAAGCACAATCCCACGGAAGAGAAAAGGAAACTTGTTCTTGGTCTAGCAATGGCTGGAATTACTTACGAAGATATCGCAGACAAACTTGATGTTTCTGTCGACACATTAACTAAATATTACAATACCGAATTAAGAAACGGTCGTGTTGATGCCAACGCTAATATTGCACAGAAATTATATCAACAAGCTAATAACGGAAACTTACAGGCACAGATATTTTGGTTAAAGACCAGGGCTCAATGGTCTGAAACACAAAAGCATGAATTAACAGGTGCTGGTGGTGGTGCAATTCAGGTCATTACTGGTATTGATGATGAAGAAGATTTATAAAACTTCTTATATACCAAGAGAGCAGCAAAAACTAATTCACAGGTCTGTAAAAGAAAACAGATTTACGGTTGTATGTGCTCACCGTCGTTTTGGTAAAACAATGGCGAGTATAAATCAATTAATTCATAGTGCTATAAAGTGTGACAAACCTAATCCAAGGTTTGCTTATATATCACCAACATATAAACAAAGTAAAATTGTGGCATTTGATATGCTCAAAGAATATACAAGACCTTTGGGTGCAGAAATCAATATTGCTGAATTAAGAGTGGACTTTTTAAATGGACGAAGAATCTCTTTATACGGTGCTGACAATCCTGATTCTTTACGGGGCATATATTTGGATGGATGTATAGTTGATGAGGTGGCACAGGTGCCCAGGAGCCTTTGGACTGATGTTGTAAGACCAGCCCTGGCAGATCGTAAAGGTTGGGCTTTATTTATAGGAACACCAGCCGGGCAGAATTACTTTAAAGAGTTACGTGATCTTGCAGACTCCGGTGAACCAAATTGGAATTTATTAGAATTCAAAGCAAGTGATACAAAGATATTAGACCAGGAAGAATTAGACTCAGCATTAAAGCTGATGGGACAGGATAAGTTTAATCAGGAGTTTGAATGCTCTTTTCAAGCACCAGCTGAAGGTGCTTATTACGGTAAAGATTTAAATAAACTTGAGGCTGATGGACGTATAACTGATATTGCCAGGGACGATTTATGTAAAACATTTTGTGCTTGGGATTTAGGTATGGGTGATTCAACAGCAATTTGGGTGTGTCAATTAGCTGGTCAAGAGATTAGAATAATAGATTTTTTAGAGAATCACGGTGTCGGTCTTGATTATTACGCTAATTGGTTACGTCAAAATAATTACGACAAGTTTACCCAATTATTACCACACGACGTTCAGGTTAGAGAATTAGGAACAGGCAAGTCCCGGAAGGAAATGTTAGAAGAGTCCGGGTTAAGTATTACAGTCGTTCCTCGTTTGAGTGTTGACGACGGGATTCAAGCAGTGAGAAGAATACTTCCTCGCTGTTGGTTTGATAAGAAAACAAAACAGGGACTAGATGCATTACGTAATTATCGACGTGAATACGACGACAAACGTGATGTCTTTTACGATAAACCGATTCATGATTGGTGTTCCCACGCAGCTGATGCATTCAGATATCTTGCAATTGGATTGAATGAAGGCAGCACTGATTGGAATAAACCACTTGATATTAATAACGCATGGGTAGTGTAAATGGCAGATGACAATAAATTAAAAAGTATCTTGGATGGCGAGATAGATGACGCTATAGGTTACATAGAATCCGAGACGACTGACGAACGTCAACAAGCTTTAGAATATTATATGAGAGAGCCTTATGGGAATGAGGTTCCAGGTAAAAGTTCTATTGTAACCGGTGAGGTTGCTGAGGTGATTGACGGTGCTCTGCCACAATTACTTAGACCATTTACAGTTTCAAACGACGCTGTTGTATTTGAGCCTGTCAATTCAGGTGATGAAGAAAAAGCAGAACAAGCTACGTTATATGTTAATCACATATTTAATAAAGATAATAACGGTTTTGAGATCATGCACGATTGGTTCAAAGACGCTTTATTACAAAAAGTTGGTGTGGTTAAAGCATATTGGGACGAGAAGGTTGACGTTAAAAAAGAAAAATACTATGGCTTAACTGAAGATGAGTTAGCTATGATTGCATCAGACCCGGAAGTTGAAGTGATTGAGCAAGATCAAATGACTGTCCAGGAAGCAGAAATAGATGAGATGGGTATGGAAATAAGCCCAGCTATTACTTCATTTGATGTGAAGGTGCAGCGTAAAAAAGATCTTGGCAAAGTTATAATTGAAAACGTCCCACCGGAAGAGTTCTTAATATCAAAGCGTGCCCGGACTATTGCTGACGCTCCGTTCGTTGCACACCGTAAGATGATGACTCGTTCTGAATTGATTGCTATGGGTTACGATGAAGATGTTGTTATGGATTTAACTGCTGGCGACACTTTAGAATTTAGTCCTGAACGAATTGCAAGATACACCCGGGGAGAGCAACCAACTGATACGAACCCGGAAGATGAAGCAATGGAACTGGTCGAGTATTACGAGTGCTATATCAAGACAGATTTTGATGATGACGGTATTGCAGAGATGAGACGTGTTTGTTATGCGTCAAATGAAATTTTATATAATGAAGAATGTGATTATGTTCCATTTCATTCTATTTGCCCTATTCCAATTCCTCACAAATTTTACGGACACAGCCTCGCTGATAGAGCGATGGACATACAATTAATTAAATCTACGATTACTCGTCAGATGTTGGATAACTTGTATCTTACAAACAATTATCGTGTTGGTGCTGTCGAAGGTCAGGTAAATCTTGATGACTTATTAACATCAACAGCTGGTGGCATTGTTAGAATGAAGAATCCAAATGCAATTATGCCTTTGACCGTTCAATCTAATGCCGCTCAATCGTTCCCAATGCTGCAATATTTAGATGAGATTCAAGCAAAACGTAGTGGTGTAAGTGATGCACAACAAGGATTGAACCCGGACATATTACAGAACGTAACTGCAACTGCAATCAGTGCAATGCAATCTGCCTCACAAGGTAAGTTAGAATTAATTGCACGTATCTTTGCAGACACTGGTGTATCAAGTTTATTTAAAGGTATTCTACAATTGGTTTGTAAATACCAGCAAAAAGAACGAATCATTAGAATCAATAACAAATATGTTCCGTTTGATCCAAGAGAATGGGATCACGAATATAACATTACTGTTAACGTTGGATTAGGAACAGGATCCAAACAAGAACAGTTAGCTACAATGCAAATGATTATGGAAAAACAAGAACAGATTATCGGTCGTTATGGATTAGGTAACCCTCTTGTTAACTTAAAACAATACAGAGATACGCTTGCTAAATTTGTGCAAATGGCTGGATTCAAAGATGATAGTCAATTCTTAAATGAAGTAACAGATGAACAAGCACAACAGTTAGCACAACAAGAAGCCCAGGCTGCACAAGGTGATCCTCAAGTTCAGGCAGCAGAAGCCCTGGCACAAGTTGAGCGTGAAAAAGCACAATTAAAAGCACAAACAGATCAGGCAAAAATGCAATTAGATCGTGAGCAAATGCAATTAAAAGCACAGCAAGACGCCCTGGAATTAAAACAAAAAGAAGTTCAGCAAACAACTGAATTAGCTTTAAAAGAATTACAAATTAAACTTCAGGCAGCAACAGCTGATAAGAAAGTTAAAACAGATCAAACTGCAATGATTATGAATGCTCTTGAAAAAATTAACAATATTGCAAATAGGAAAATAGAAGATGGCAGCACCAGCTAATTCACAACAGTTTGACAGAAATTCAGTAGCAAGAGATTTAGGTATTGCTGCTGCAGCTGGTGGTGGGAAAGGTGCGTTAAATTTTGACGTGAATCCTGTGCAGCAAAACGCTCCTACTCAAGAAGTAAACGTTAATGAATTATTAGGACTCGTGGACTCAACCAAATATCCTAGCTTACAACAAGTAGGTGATACAGGATATTACTATCGTGATAACTATATGTATGAGCCTTATACTGTTACACAATCTGCTCCTAGTTATATGGGTGGTATTTATGGATATGGCATGGGTGGTGGTGGATCTAATCGTGCAGAAGGAACTATTGAAGTTGGTGGTCAATCATTTAGACCTGTTGAAAATGTAGACGTTGCTGGATTCCGGGCATTTGAACCCGAAGAAGGAGTGACTCAATATACACCGTCAATGGCTTATATCTATGCAAACACACCACGCTATGAGCCTGAGCCGTTAGAAAACGTCGCTGTTTATCAGCCAGCTACGGCATCACTAGACCAGTTACAAAAAGTAGAAGATAATATATACAACGCTGTTGATAATTACAGCAACGGATTATTAAATGGTGTTCCTACTAGTTATGGAGCAAGAAGATTCTTAAATAATTTTGACTATCTTGCCGGGACAGGAATAAATCCAAATATAAACTTTGAGGTGCCAAGCGTTTATGACACGACAGGAAGCAATACAGAATCTTCTACATGATGAACATTTTTTAGAAGTATTAAAAGAATTAAGAGACAATCAATTAAATAGAATTATTTATTCTAATCAAGAAGCCGTCCAGGACAGAGAACAGGCATACATAAGAATAAAGACAATTGACGAGTTAATGGCTTATCTTGAATCAATCGCTAAAGATAACGAGATAAAAGACAAAGCCTGGAAAATATTATAGAAGTTTCTATAATGGCAACCCATGCCGAATGGGACTATTAAGGAAATACAATGAGTGAAGAAAGCATGACTCCTGAACAAGGAAGTGCCGACCTGACTGTAAGGGAAGCAGCTTCTAGTTTTGAATCTTTATTAGCTGCAGAAGAAGGCGACAATGTCCAACCTGAAACTGCAAGTGAACAAGTCGAAGAGGTAGAGGTAGATGAAGAAGTTTTAGATGATGCAGAGATGGCTCTTGAAACTGACGAATCTGAAGAGTATGAAGCCGAATCAGAAGATGATTCTGAGATTGAGTATGAAGAGGAACCTACTGAAGAACCTGACCGCTTTAAAATTAAAGCTGCCGGGCAAGAGATGGAGGTCACCCTTGACGAACTTAAAGCCGGTTATCAACTTAATGCTGACTATACGAAAAAGACTCAAGAACTTTCAGAGCAACGTAAGGCTGTTGAAGCTGAACGTGCAGCAGTTGAAGAGTCTAAAAAGTTCAGGGATTATTATGCTCAAAGGCTAAGAGCAGTAGAGGATATCTTGAAGACGGAAGAAGTTAGCCCCGAAGAATTAGCCATAATGAAAGAAAACGACCCACTAGGATATGCTATGAAAATAGCAGAAAATACAGAAAAGAAAGAACAGTTAGCTAAAGTTCGTGCAGAGCAAGAAGCAATTGCTAGACAGCAACAAGCAGATCAGCAAGCACAAATGCAGCAATTTGTTCAACAGGAAGCACAAAAGCTTAAAACATTCCTACCAGAGTTTTCAGACCCAGCAAAAGCCGACCAAGTGCGTAAGCAAATTCGGACTGCTGCAAAAGAGTTGGGATTCCAAGACAATGAAATCGACGGTGTTGTTGATTCACGTCATGCAATCACTCTTTTCTATGCAAGTGAATATCTTAAAATGAAAAAAGCTAAACCTGGAATTACTAAAAAGGTGTCACAAGCACCTAAGATGATTAAGTCCGGGACTAAAGTTAAAACACAAAATAGAGATATTCGTAAGCGACAAATGAACAAGCTAAAGCAAACCGGAAAAGTCCGTGACGCAGCAGCTATATTTGAAAACTTTATTGAATAAGGATATAAACAATGGCTACATATAAAACCGTTACAGCTATAGGTCAAAAAGAAGACCTAACAGATGTAATTTACAATATTTCACCTACTGATACACCATTCATGTCATCAGTTGGTCAGACCCAGGCATCTGCGATTCTTCACGAATGGCAAGTGGACAGCTTGGCAGCAGTTAATACAGGCAACGCAGCAGTCGAGGGTGATGACGCTACATCAGCAACACTTGCTCCAACTACTCGTGTCGGTAATCGTACACAAATCTCACAAAAAACCATCCAAATTTCTGGCACACTAGAAAAAGTAGATGCAGCGGGTAGACGCAGTGAGAAGGCATATCAACTATCTAAAGTGTCTGCTGAACTTAAACGAGACATGGAATCTATCTTATTATCTAACCAAGCAGCTGACGCTGGTGGTGCTTCAACAGCACGTAAACTTGGTGGATTACAAGCATGGTTAAATACAAACTATGAAGGCTCCGGCACTGCTGGAACAGGCAATGGAACAACTGCTCGTGTAGTTGGTACTGATGCTGCTTTCACAGAAACAATGCTGAAATCTGCTGTTAAGAAAGCATATGAAGCTGGTGGCACACCATCAGTATTAATGGTTTCACCAACACAAAAACAAGTAGTATCAACTTTTGCTGGTATTGCTGAGCAAAGATTTATGGCTCCATCAAGCGGTCAATCTACTATCGTAGGTGCTGCTGATATTTACCTTAGCGACTTTGGTTCTTTATCTGTTGTTCCTAACAGATTTATTCCACAAGACGTTGGTGGTGATGGTGGCGACACAGCGTTTGTATTAGATCCTGAATATGCTTCAGTTGCATATTTAAGACCTTTCCAAACTAATGAGTTAGCTAAAACAGGTGACTCAGAAAAAACACAGCTTTTAGTTGAATACACTCTTGAAGTGAAAAACGAAGCTGCACATGCAATTATTGCTGATTTAGCATAATTACTTCTCCTATTGGATAGCCCGGTTCGTCCGGGCATCCATTATTAAATATGAATGTATTAAGACCACAATTTAAACATAGACTCCTGGATGTTCATGGGGGTGCTAAGATGCAAAAGAAAGTAAATCAGATGTTTCTTAGAATGAAAAGATCAGGGATACTATACTGGCATGAAAAAAATATTAGACTTCAACAAAAACGTCAAACGAATCAGTGAAACAGAAGATGATGGTAACGGTGGTGTTATAATCCAAACAACACAAGATGTTACTGAGATCATTGAACAGAATAAAAAAGAATACAACGCAAACACAGGCAGATGGGGTGATGATGTATTTGACAATAAAGTGGCATCAATTCCATTAAGCTGCATTGACGAATTAAACAAACAAGGGATCATGCGTGGATTTCATGTATTAGATCAAAAGAAATTCAGAGCGTGGTTAAACCATCCGGATAATCGTTTCTTTAGAACAAAACCAGGGAAAATATAATGGCTGGATCATTTGAAAATTATGCCAAGATTAAAGAATTGGTGGCTGAATATTTAGGTCGTGATGATCTAACAGACAAGATACCTATATTTATTCAGTTAGGTGAGCAGCGTTTAAGACGTGATTTAAGATTACGACAAATGCTTAAATACTCCACAGCAACTTTAACAGGTGGCGACGCTACCGTAGCAATTCCAAACGATTTTTTAGGAATTAAAACAATATATATAGACAGCAATCCGATTGCTACAATTGAATATCAAACATCAGCTGCTTTTTATGATAACGGATTAGTAAAACAGTCCGGGCAGCCACAGGCTTACACATTAATTGGTTCAGAATTTCAATTTGCACCAATTCCGGCTGGAAATTACACATTAAAAATGATTTACTATTTCAGACCTGAAATATTAAGTAATTCAAATGCATCAAATGTATTTTCTTTGCATGCACCTGACTTATTATTATATGCATCTCTTGCAGAAGCGGAGCCATATTTAATGAACGACGAAAGGTTACAAACCTGGTCGTCTTTATATACACGAGGACTTGAATCATTAGCTAAGTCCGATGATGAGAGCGAGTATCCATCAACACCATTAACAATTAAACTAAGATCGAGGTAACAATTATGGCAGAAATGAGTGATTACCTAGAGAATACTCTAGGAAACGCAGTATTAAGAGGATCATCTTTTACTTCACCGGTAACTATTTACGTTGGATTATTTACAACTGATCCTCAAGACGATAATTCCGGGACTGAAGTGTCAGGTGGAGCATATGCTAGAAAAGCAGTAACTTTTGGTGCACCTACAAATGGTGTATTTACATCTAATGCTGATGTTCAGTTTGACCAAGCCACTGCAACGTGGGGCACAATTTCACACCTGGCTTTATTTGATGCATTAACAGGTGGTAATCAGCTATTTCACACCCCACTTGATATTTCAAAGCTAGTCGAGACAGGTGATATTTTTACTGTGAGATCCGGGCAGTTAACTGTTCAATTTCAATAATAAGGAATAATCATGGCTTTAGTATTAAAAGACCGAGTGAGAGAAACTACCAATATCACTGGAACAGGAACTATGACTTTACAAGGTGCAGTTGATGGATTTAGAACATTTACTTCTGCCGTAGGTGTTGGAAATCAAACCTATTATTCTGTAGCTTCATTGACCCAATGGGAAGTTGGTGTAGGAACTGTTGGTGCTGGTAACACTTTAACCAGAGATACTGTTTTAGATTCTTCAAACAATGGTGCTAAAGTAGATTTCACTTCAGGTGATAAGGATATTTTTGTGACTTATCCAGCTAAAAAATCAGCAACAAGGGACAACTTGTTAGCATATTCAATCGTATTTGGGAGTTAAATAATGGCACGTAAACAAATTCACAAGTATACCTTTACACCGGCTACTAATACTATTGTATTAGATGGCATATATAACCGTGATCGTATATTACTAATTAATAACGCTACAGATAATGATGAGATGTTTGCTTTCAGTAGCGAATTTAACTCATTAGTATCTTATTCTTTTGATGGACCGAATGAAACGACTACGCTTGTTTTAAATAAAGACTGTTCAGCTATGGATGCAGCAGATGTTCTGCAGATATGGATAGACACTGATTACACTGAAATTCAACCATCTGAATCATACACAGATCCGGTTTCAAAACTCCGGGTATCGACTCCTGAAAACTTAATTGATACTGACTTTGAATATGGTCTGCAATCAACCAAATGGGAAACATTAGAATTAGTTAAAAACATTCCTACATTCTTTTCTCGTAACGGTGATGAAGATATTGAGATTGCTGATGTAACAACACAAGCTAACTCTAATATTATTGTGGTGAACACAGTTGACGTGCACAACTTAGTTCAAGGTAACCCAATTATTGTCCAGGGAACCAAAAACAATAATGCAAATGGTGCTTTCGTTGTAACTAAAATTTTAGATGACAGGACATTTCAATATACTGCAAAAAGAACTATTGTCCGTGCAGAATCAATTAAAGATACTTATACTCAAGTATTCCTAGGATCTATCTATCAGGGAACTGAATTTAAACTATCTAATATTGATGGAGTAATAACTGACGGAGCAAGTCCATCTACATTAACTGTGTCTACAAAATATCCTATGGGATTTAACGCTGGCACATCATTCTTCTTAACTAACTCTGTTGGTCAGAAAATTATTACATTTGATGCAAGTCTTATAACACCAACTAACGTTATTAACATTAACACTGTTATTGATGTTAATGCTAGACATGGTGATACACCACATTCATGGAATATTGGTGCATGGGATCCAATGAACTGGAAACCAAAAGATGCTTTGTTCTTTGAACCGGGCACATCAGAAGTTACTATCTCAACTGCTAACGAGACATTTACTTTCCCTACCCCACATGGGTTTGCTGATGGTCAATATGTTGTTTATATGCATGGTTATGCAAACTCAGCTATTGGTGGTTTAACAGATACAAGACCTTATTGGGTCAGAAGAGTTGATGATTATACTTTCTACTTAACATTAGGTGGTGCTTCATCTACATCTAAAGTAAACATCACAAACACAGGATCATCAAATGGAATGATGCGACATTGTTTTGCAAAAGCATATGATCCTATTAGTGCAAACACATCAACTGAATATATTACATTTGCTGGTCAAGTTCCTTATGTTGAAACTGACAGAAACCAAGGTGTTTTAATGACATACACCACAGTTGGTGGTCTTCCTGTTATGAACAACACAGATTCCTTAGTAACTTGGGAACCCGGATCAAATACAATTATGTATACGTTAAGCGTTACAGTTGGCACCAATACAACTATGCGTTTCTCAAGATATCCAAACAACACTGTATACAACATAAACTCAGGAACTGTTAATGGTGCCATGATTATTATGGATATTAACCCATTACGTGACACATTAAGACATGCAAACCATGGATTAACATCAGGTGACGTCATTAGATTCTCAAGTAGTTCAACAGCACCAATTTCAAATAACAACTATTATGAAGTAGAAATTGTTAATGATGATTACTATAGAATGAGAAGATACGATACAACAGCTTTATGGAATCTTACAAACTATGGTAATGCTGCATCTAACGTAACTATTACAGGTAGAACATACCAAGATAATGCTGATCAGATTCAAATTGTTAATCATGGATTGTCTAATGGTGATGCCGTTGTTTATACTGACGAAGGTAATACTACTATTGGTGGTCTAACTAATGGTGTGACTTATTATGTGGCACAAGCTACAAACAACACATTAAAATTAGCTACTAATACTACCGGCTATAGCACACCAAATATTACATATAACAACTATTGGAATTCTGCTAACCGAAACGTAGGTTATACAGATCCAAGTTATCAATATATTTGGAAAACTAATCATGGCTTCTTAACAGGTGATCGTGTTGAATATACTTCAAACACTCCTGTCGGTGGCTTAAGAAATGGTGCTCATTACTATGTTCGTGTTATTGATGTTAACAGATTTTATTTAAACCACACATCAGCTGGTGCATTAGCTGGATCAGGGTTCCCGGACAGAGTTTGGTTCTCGCAAGTATTAACAGGATCATCAAGACTTCAAAAGGTGACAACTGTTGATATTAGTGCTGCTGGATCAGGAACTCAAAAATTCACAGCTAACGTAGATGGTGCTTCAGATGGGGTATATGCTTTAGCAACAAATCCTGATGCTACAACATTTACAATGTCAACAAATGCAACTATTCCATCAAGGAATATTCAGTTTGACCCAATATCATCTGTATCAATTGAAGAAGATGCTATTAGAATACCTGACCATTATTTTAGAACAGGTTATGAAGTTACTTATACGACTACAGGCACAGCAACAGGTGGATTAACACATAGTCAAACATATTATGTTATCCGAGTGTCTCGTAATTGGATTAGATTAGCTGCAACTTATGATGATGCTATTGATGGAACAGTTTATATTGACTTAACATCTGCTGGTTCAGGACTTGCTGGATTAGCAACACCAAACATTATTGGTGAGGTTCTAGGTCAAGGAACATTAACTATCGAAGCTGGATCAGATACGATTACAGGTAATAATACAAACTTCTCATCATTCTTTAAAACAGGTGATCAGATTTCTATATACGAACCTGAAACATATACAACAAGAACAGTGTCTAGCACAAACATTTCTGCTGATACCATGGATACATCAGTAAACCATGGATATTCAACAGGTGACCTTGTTATCTTAGAAGCTGTTACTTTACCAACTCCATTAGTTAATGGTGGTTTCTATTATGTTCGGGCACTTGATGCAAACACAGTATCTTTTCACCCAACACGAGCAGATGCTATTGCTAACTTAGGATTAATTAATATTACTGCTGCCGGTGGTGGTATTACATTAAAACGATTAAATAGTATTGGTGACACTCACGTTGAATCTGTTAAATCAGTATTAAGTCCAATTAAAATTAAATTAGTCGGTGAAATTGATAATGCTTTAACAAGCGTTGAGTATGCTGTGGGAACAGGTCTATTATTAAGATCAGATGGCTTTGCATTACACAGACCATTTGATGGTGGTGTTGAATTAATACCATCTACCAACCCTGATTCACAGATGATACGTCAAACTCGTAAATACTTCCGTTATCAATCAGGTAAAGGTATCCAAGTATCGTTTGC